TAAAAATTTCTGATTTATATCAGCTTTTGCATTGTTTATTTCTAGTAAAGTAGATTGTTTATTTTCTTTTATTTTTTGTTCAACCCTCGCAGATAACGCTTGCATATTTTGCACAAGTGTACCCGCATCTAAAATTCCTGCGTTCTCAACAACGCCGAATGCTTTAACCCAAAATTGAACGTCATCAAATGTGTTTTTTGCTTTTATACAAAGTTTGAGAGCAATCGCTCGCGGTCTTGTTTCAGCTCCCCCCGTAGCCATCGGGCTATCTAAAAGCGGATGCATAAATCCATTATCACCGAGATTGTCATCAGTTACAGTTGCAGAGCGTAATCGTGAGTCTATAACAGTTTTCGTTTTGTCATAAAAAACATTACTATCACTTGAATTAACCCAGTGTGTTCTAACTTTATGTACGTGCTTTTTAATTTCGTCACTTTGTGTCTGACCGATATTTAATCCATTCCCTGTATTTCTAATAAATCGGTCTTCCGCAAGTGGTACATTTGAAAGAGAACCATATTTACCGACTAAGTGACGATATAACTCTGGGTAATTTTGCTGTGTGACTGTTGAGCGAATGCTATCAAAAGCAATCCAGCCAGTGGGAATGTTATCCACGGCAAAATAAGCCGTCATCCCCACATCACTACGAGTTAAATCAGGAAGTTGGTTGCTGTCGCCCAAAGTGCGGTATAAATCGGGAAAGGATTGTTGGCTGAACGTTAAACCATCAGCACGTAAAAAACCAACGGGATTAGTTACTGAGCGAGGGAATGATACAACTGCACCAATAGGCACGCCGTCGCCGCCTGCATCTTTCCATTCTGACCAATTTGAGCCATTAAAAAAGCGTGTTTTGATTTTGTTATCATTCGCTTTACGTGCAATTTGACGCACCGCATTTGTTGCCCCACCGCTAACTACTTCAATATGCCATTCCCCATTTTCGGGTAGATTTTGACCGCTTGCTAAGTAATAATTGCCATCGGTTTTATAGCCATTAGCATCGCCCTGCCCTTGTTCTACTTTGAAATTTCCAATACCATAGCCTGCTAAGGTTGTGGCTGGGGATTGTTTAGCGCTAGCAGCTTCTTTTGCTTCCGCCGCTTTATCATAAGCCGTTTTAACGGCTGCTGAACTCGCAAACTTTGTGTCACTTTCGTCGTCAACAGCAGAGTTTGGGAGTGGCTTGTTTTTGAGTGAGTTATAATCAACGGGTAGTTTATACTCTGTAGCCATGGGTACCCATTGAGCACCATTATATTCTTCAAAAATTTTTGTCGATGGATTCCAGCGTTTTGCTTTTAGCGGGACATTAGTGTGCTCCCCATCCAAAAATGATAAAGCCGCACTAATGGCGGCTCTAATTTCGGTTGGGAATTGCGTATATTCGCTATCGACAGTTGGTTTGTTAAAATCTGCCATTTTTGCTCCTTTACACTCCTTTTACAACCCAGCCAACTTTACCGCTTACACGATTCCCATTTTTATCAAATAAAAATACGTAAAAGCCTTTAGGTTTTGGCTCATCCTTAAAGTCAGATGTTGCAAAAAGTGGTTGTTTAGATTGTGGTGTTAAAACCGGGACAGACGCATCGATAAACTCTGTTGCAAAGTTTACCCATGTGCCTTTTATATCTGACGCATTTGCCTGTACGGTTCCTCCGTCAGTTTTTTGTTTTTGATCGAGTTTTAGATTAAGTGACTCTATTACGACAGGTTTCTGTGCATTGCTCACTGTAATTCTAAACTTAACATATCTAAAGTTGGTTTCATAAACGGATTGTTGGTCGTGTTCGCGCCAATTATCTTTAGCGTTTTCTTTTACTGCTATATGATAGTTAATATCATAACTGCCAGAGCTTATCACCTTAGGGGTAAGAGTAATTTTGGATGATGCTAATACCGTGCCGTAATCCATTTCCTCCTCATAATATCCGCTCTCGTCTATTGGCTGGAGGTACAACGGGAAACCTCTATTAATTTGAGATTTTGGAGTAGCGAGATTATTGGATCTAAAATGCTCTGCCCATGTATCTCGTCTGACTGGTAGATATAACTTGCCATCGATTTTATCCGAACCATTTTTAATTCCGTCATACGAGCTGTTGTAGTCGTATTTAAGGATATAATCTGGCGGTTGTGCAACATTGGATAGCGTATATTGCGGCTCACTTCTGTTACCTGCACTATCAACACCAATAATCCAGTATTTATATAACCCTCCTACAGTTTCAAACTGTGGAAACGCTAACCCATCAATATTTGTGATAAACTCTGAATTTTCTATTGTTTCCCCTTTCCGCAACTCATAATAGACAATCGGCAAGGTAGCCTTGGCACTTTGCCAACGCAACATGACGTAGTTATCGATAACTTGTTGAGATATAGAGACAGGTGTCGGTCGATGGACAATTAGCTGCGCTTGAGCGGATTCGCTCCGATTTCCGCCTAAGTCAATTGCAGTAACGGTAAATTTTTTATTGCCGTTAAAATCAGCCTTAAATTTAAATGATGTACTTTTAACTAAAGCCAGCACGTCATCATCTTTTTTAACCTCGTAGAGCTCAGTCGAAAAAGAGTTGTTTTTTGTCTCACCCCAAGTCATCAAAACTTCATCGCCGACAATTTCTGCAACTAAGTTTTCTACCTGTCCGCCTGAAATATTAAACGTTACTGCAGTGGGCGATTCAGAGCGAACATCGGAAGAATCCACCGCGCTTAGCCAATACTTATGCTCACCAGCGCGAATAAAACCAAGATTAAATTCGTTTGCCTTGATTTTCCCAACTGGTTTAGAAATTTCATAGGTGTCGCCTTTTTTAATCTCGTAATACTCTAAATCTATATCGGGCGATAAATCCCAAATTAAAAAAGCTCCTTCTTGGGCAATAGCCTTATGTCTTAAATTAGAAACATTATGCGGAGGACGTAATCTCCCTATTGGCTCATAGTTTTGGATTGGATTATCGGACCATACACCTAATACATTGCTTGTTTTGATGCGGATTTGATATAACACACCATCTTTTACATTAGGAATATCAACCGATGTTAAGGTCGTTGGCTCCATCTGTTTCCAGTTGCCATTGCCCTCGCGATACTCAATTTGGTATCGAGATGTGAGTGATGTTGCAGGTTCATAACTTACAACAATTTTGGTTTGGATACTTCCCCCAAGCCCACGATAAATTTCATCGGTAATCACTACATTTTTTACACCAGTATCTAGCGTATTGTTTGTTGTGTCATATTCAATGAGTTCATTCCCATTTTCAATATGCTCAAACTTAGAGGGATTGTAATCAGATGCAGTGATAGTATATGAGCCGTCATCACTCTCAACAATGGAGATAACTCGATAAAATTCAGGTTTTATATCTGAACTAGCAATAATCCATGTGCTATTTTCTGTAACAGAGGTAAAGACTGGTCTTACGTCAATCTCAGTGAGTTTCCCACGTTGTGTAATCGCTCTTTGTTCCAACTCCCCTTTTTCATTCACAATGCTAATCGTTGATTCTTTTGTGATTTCAACTTCCGCATCGAGGATGATTCGGTTTGTTGTTGAGCCGTCTTTAACTCTCCCACCGCGTCTCTCTCCTGAACGATGGACGTCAGATACTTGTATCACTTCGCCAGGGATGGGTATGGCACCATCTTGTCCGCAAGAAAACGTAATAACTTCGCTTTCGTATTGCTCAGTATAAAGTAGCCATTTCCCTAGTCGTCTCGCTTGCCCTCTCGATGTACAGCCGAACGCCACAACTTCCGTTTGGGATATGTACCCCATCTTAACAATCGCCTCCGAGTCCTCGATGTACTCTACAGATTGCTTAAAGTACTTTTTCGGGTCGTTCCACGTCACTAATACGACATTGTGACGAGTTTTAATATTCGAGCCTGAGCGGCTAAATTTACCGCCGATAACATTGGTATTGTTAAACTGATAAATAGGCTCTTTGGGTGAGTCTTGGACGAGCATTTGAGTACCGCTACTCCAATAACTCATTGCTCTAAATACCGATGTTAAATCTCGTAACAGCTTAAAGGCTTCTTGTTTGGTTTGGATATAAACATTGCAGGTAAAGCGAGGTTCACGGCCACCAAATCCATCAGGGACTAATTCATCACAGTATTTTGCTATTTGGTACATCGACCATTTATCTAGCATATCTTCTTTGATGTATTCCCCTGCCCCATATTCCTCGTTAGTGAGTAAATCAAAATAAATCCAAACAGGGTTATTTGAGTATTTGACAATAAATGTACCATCCCAATCACCGCTATATTCTCGAGTTTCTGGATTGTAGTTTGAGGGCACTTTTAGTTTGATGCCACGGCAATGATACCCACGAGATGGTATTGAGCTAAATTGCTCAGCGTCTATTTGCACGCCGACATATGCCACGCCAGGATAAGTTAATTTTTCCTCAAAAACCGTTGTGATTTTCGAAAAAATGGTTTTGTTTTGTAAAACCTGGCTATCTGAATCATCAGTTAACCGTGTCACTTTTATATTCCAGGGAGCTTCGCCTGTTAATCTAAAGCTATGTTCGCGATTATATGATGATGTGGTTTTACCCTCGATAACGATATTACCTGCATCTATCCATTGACTACCATTAGCTTGATATTCAACTTTTAACTCAACTTTTGTTCCATTAATATCACCATTACTTTTATTTTGATGACTTAATCCAGGCACAGTAATAGTTACTCTAACAATATCTGCTTCTGGTGCAATAATAGAGCGAGTGATAGGTTTGTCTTTTTTTACTTCGGTATTGACATCTGTTGTCACTTCATTGGTTTGGCAAATTTCTGACGGTGCTTGTCTCACGCTTCCAGGTCGCCACTCAATAGCAACATTATTAAAATTGAATTTGCCTTTTTCATCTTGTAACTGTACATCACCAAAGTAAACTGAGTTCAGTCCATTTACCGGCCCTTCAATTTCACCACAAGAAATAACATCAATAAATTTTGCATAAGAGCAAGATTTTAGCGAGTCGGGCGCTTCAACTGGTGCTCTACCACCTCCGCCACCACCTTTCCCACCGCCTTTTCTACCAACTATCTGCATTTATCACCCCGAAACTCGTTTAAATTTAAGTTTTCCTCTAGTCTCATTGTTTGATGTAGAGTTTGTTCTGATAGGAATTTCTTTATCGGTAAGACCTGCCGATACAACAGCAGATCCAACTATTAATTCCCCATATAATAATGGAATAGGTTGTCCCTGCTCGGTTGTATTTACTGCACCATTAAATAAATAAGACGGCTTATTCTCTGGACGTTCTTGTGGTCCGCTTACTTTTGGCACAGGGACGAGTAATTGGCTGATGCCGCCAAGTACAAGTGATGCACCAATCGTAAGTGGCAAGGTTGCCGCGCTGCTTAAAAAGCCTGTACCGCCTATAGTAGCCCATCCTAAAGGGTTCCAAAATGCAAGACCAATCATCGCAGCCCCCGCTATGAGCTGAAAGAATCCACCCCGCTTAGAACCCCTAATGATAGGAATAAGATGAAATTCGGCTTGAGCGCCATACCGCATTTGAAATTCATCAGATGATGTTGTCAGCTCTTCTCTCTGCACCAAGAACCGATAAACTATTCCGTGTTTTTCAGATTCTAAGAGAAACTCTTTAAATCCTCTTTTTAAAACACATAAGGCTCGGATGGCTTCCGCTGGTGTTTTTACTGCCAGCTTATGGACTTTACCAAAGCGTTTGCCTAACTCGCCTTTAAGGCGTATTTTCCTTATGTCGCATGATGTGCGTTGTTCTTTCGCGGTAGAATTGTCCATATACATCCTTACTTGATAGTCGTCCGTATAGGTGATGGCCAATTAAACCATCACCAAGATAAACACCAGCATGATTAGGTACATTTGCGTTAATTTGCATCACAATCATGTCGCCTATTTTTAAGTCTTTGACTGGATAAAATCCCGCGTCCTCAAAGTTATCAACATAGAGATTGCCACCATTATCCCACCAGCCATCTATGCGATTGTAGTTTGGGAGATTAATACCCAGTTCTTGGCGATACCAATCACGCACAAATCCGTAGCAGTCGGTCATGCCATGGATAAACTTACGCCTATACAAATCAGGCACCTCTGTAAGTGCAGGCATAAAATGCGTAGATACCTCATCGCCTTCTAGTCCAATAATGCACCATTCTAATCCACTTATTTTATGTGCATCTTGATCTGCAATGCTTGGTAAACAGCTCTCGTCAGGATGAGAGTGAACAACGGTTCTAATTTCCCCCACTCCTTCCGCTCTGGCATAATCTTCTATGCCAATCAAAAATTCATCTTCTGTTTCTGCCGCTAAATTGGTACAGGCGACATACTGCAATTTGCCATTTTTAAGCACAAAAAAACCGCAACTTTCGTGCGGATAACTTTGTTTGGCGTGTGCTATTGCATCATCAATATGTTTCATTTTAAATCCTCATATATGCCGCACTTGGGAAACCACCAAAAGGCAGTTCTGAGTGCTCACCAAAATGTGCTTTACAGTCAGCAAGCGTTTTAGAGCAAGTTGCTTTATCGCCTGTATATCCGCAAAACTGCCCCTTATATTTATGAGTGCAATATTGAGCGACAATCTGCCAACGGGGTAATTTCACCCCTTCTAAATCAGTGGCAGGTAATAGCTCGAAACTAACGGTTAAATGGTCTTCCGATGTTTTTTGCGATATATAAAATATATCATCGGGTAAATGTGCGTTTGGGTCGGCAGTCAAATTTCCATTTTCAAAATTTACCGCATCAAGATAGATTATTTTCGTTCGTTTGCGAGTAAGTCGAGCGCCCTCAATGCCTTTTAATTTTGCCAAGACTAATGTAATCGCCCCACCTAAATTGGAAAATGTAATCCTTGGTCTAACAGGATTTAACCCATCAACTGCAAATCCCTCAGCTTTGACTGGATAAGGCGTATATTCTTGCCCTTGCCACACAATAGCTTGACCTAATGGATTTAATCCATCGTGGAAACGATAAACAATATCGCCAAATTTAGTGAGATCGAGTTCAAATAATTCTATCCAACCATGAGAGGCATATTGTTGCAGTTGTCCGTAAATACTCATATTTTCTCCAATAAAAAACCGCACTTTCTAAAAGATTGTGCGGTTATAAGTTCACGAAAAGATCTAACTGTTTAATTTGTAAAAGCTCACGCTCAAGGTCTTGCTTTTCTGATTTGCATTGCTGCAATAATTTTCCCCGTTCACCAGCTCGTTGCGTATATTCGGCTTTCTTTTGTTGCCACAATGCCAACTTGTTTTTGACTTCATCACGGCGAGCAATACCCTCTGTCCAGTAATCCCATAAAGCTAAGAAACATTCCTCTTGGTAATTTTCCAAGCGTTCTTTTAAATCGGCACGCACTTTGTTTGGGTTAATGCTAAACAGCCAGCCATTTAATTTTTTGATTGGCATACAAAGCATTTCGTATTTTTTGCCATCTTTTCCAGTTGTGGTCATATGGTAACAACTGAATTTTTGACTGTAGTCAGTTAGTTTTTTGTATTGTGGTTTCCACGCCAAACCAATTCCTTCCACAATCTCACGCATTGCCACATAAGCAATGCCGTTGTTGTCCACTAAAGTAACTTCTTTACCTAAAAATTCTGCGGTTAACGTTTGCATATCTTCTCCTGTTTTCTCCACAAAAAGGTGGCCTGTAAGAAGCAGTGAGTGGAGAAAGGAAACACCGCTTGTCACGTGTACATCGCTATCTTACAGGCAATAAAAAACCCGCCAATTCAAGCGGGTTGTAAAATTTCAATAAAAAAGCCGAACTGCATTGCTACAATTCGGCTATTGTTAGAAATAGTAATGCAAATTTAGGGTTAAGTCAATTTATAATCACCTTTTGATGAGACTGTTCAACTTGGCAAATATACCCATCGCAATCTTGATTTAAGTCTAAATGATAGGTGGCCCATAACAACGCCACCACAAGTAAAATTCTGAACATAATTTGTCCTTTTTTGTGAATTTTGGGTGTAGCAATCCGCCGCACGGATTTCTTTGGGAAAAGTGCGGTCGGATTTTTCGTTGTTTTATAGAATGTCTAACTGAAATCCTGTTGCTTTAGGGTTGTAGGCTCGAAGGTGTTTTAATACACGCCAGTTATTACCTTGCTCGCATTCAAATTGCTCTGTAATGCGTGTCAATACGTTATGAGCCTGACGGAGAGTGCTGCGATATTCGTAAGCCACACCATAAACGGAGGCGGCGTAGTGCGAACCAATTTGTTTTAATGCTGGGTGAAGTACTTGGCAAAGTTCCGTGCCACGCAATAAAGCAAACCACGCCCAAACGAGGTGTTGGAGTTCGCGTTCGGTAAATTCAAAATTAAAGCACTCATCTTTTTTAGGCGTTGCAATCAATTCACCCTCAAGTACGATTCTGTGAACATACTCTACTGCTTGCGGTAACTGCTCTAATGTCAAATCTTCGATTGATTCCACATTAAAGCGTTGGTGGACTAAATGATAAGCCTCAGAATAAATTAATCCCTTTTTGCTCACGAGCATATTCACGGCATTGCGTAGGCCTGTGCGATCATCTACCGTAGTTTTACGCTCTGCTTTACCATTAAACCAATAATCATGTAACGCTTGGTAACACTCTTTTTTGTATTTGATTAATGTGTCACGGATTTCTGGGTTACAACGATTAATATCAATACCAAATAGCCAGCCGTTTAAATATTCGATTGGTAGGCAGATCATTTCACGTTTTTTACCATCTTCGGCAACCATGATCATGACGATCATAGTTGAACTTAATACATCATCACGTTTAATGCGAGCTAATTGCGGTTCCCATGCTAAGCCGATATTTTCGCAGATTGGTTTCATAGCGGTGTAATGTATACCGTTTTGTTCAAATGTAACTAAAGATTGATGATTGAATGAAATTGTTTGGGTTGAGATTTGATTAGCCATTTCTGACTCCTTTTGGATATTTACGATGTTTACCCATAATAGGGCGCCGAGTGGTTCGTAAACCGCCAAAAGTCGGCCGGGATTATTCCCCTTTCGGGTGTTGTATTCTCCGCCCACTCGGCATAGATAAGATGTGATTATGCGCAATGAATGTTTAATGGCAATAAACAAACAAGGTTGCTAAATTTTACGCATAAAAAAACCGCTATGCTGTCGGGTGCGGACTTCCGCTTTTGGTAAAGGTTACGAGCCTTGAAATACATACTAATAAAAAAGCCCCTTTGTAGTCAAGGGGCTTTTATTTGTAAATTATCTCTATAAAAATTACTTCTTATCTGTAAATTTTATCCATGCTTTAGTAATCTCTGCGAGACCCATCTTTTCATTATCGGTCAAAACATGATTAATACCACAACTACTAATCATAACTTTGTTATTTTTCACAAAAAATTCAAGGTATTCAGCAAACGAATATTTAGCTCTATAAGATAGTTTACGCTCATCTCTTTCTTCTAATTTTACAGTAATTGGCTGCAATCTTTTATTGTTAATCAAGATCTCCGTATCGCGCAAGCATTTACTTTCAGACTTTTCTCCAACTATATCTAAATCAATCGATTTAAAATCACCTATTCCCTGTGCATCAGATAACATAATGCTGGCATAGGAGAATTGCTTGTTTTTTGATAACTCTTGTATATATAAATGCCCAAAAAAGAAAACGTCTCTGTCATCAATGCTAACAATATCGTCCCCACAAGCTGTCAACATAAAACCAGCTGCGAACAATAATAATTTTTTCATTAATAATTTTTTCATTTTGTATTCCTCGTATGCTATATAGACTCGCTAATTCTACGAAACACAAAACATTTATTTAAGTTTTTAATCAAAGTTTTTTCTAATTTTGTGACCTAAATC